AGAGCTTCGACCAAGAAACAGGGGACTTAGTGGTTGGGGCTGATGACGGCTATCCAGTACGCTCCATATTCAATCTCCTAGATGGTAAGCTCTACTTTGTCAGAGAACTAGGGCTATATGCTACACAGGATGATGGGCAAAATGAGCCTGACCTGTGGCCTGTCACGGAAGTCTCGGCTACTATGGGTACAGGGTCATCCCGTGGGGTAGGTATAGGAGAGAGTTGGGCTATCATAGCTCACAAGACTGGGATATACATATTCTGGGGCAGTGAGCCTGTCAAGATTAGCCAGGAGATTCAACCTGACTGGGATACGGTTAATTGGAATTATGACCACACCATCTATGTCACTGTGGATACCACCAACAAGAGAATCCATGTGGGTGCTCCTGTGGGTGCCAGCACTACTCCTAATGTCGAGTTTGTGTGTGATTATGCTCAACTGGCTAATTCCGAGGGACAGACAAGCGCACAGGACATTGCATCACACCCGCAAGCCTACTACTCGGTATACAACCCCACCAAGGTAGTAGCTCCCGGTAAGGCCCGTAAGTGGACCCTGTGGAACATCACTATGAATTGCTGCACTCAAGCTATTCGTAGCGATGGGTCCTACCACCTTCTCCGGGGTAACGGTCTGGGGAATGGAAAGGTCTACGATCAGCAGCCTACTCAGCTATCCGATGATGGAGTAGCCATCAATAGCCAATATCAGACAGCCTTCATGCCTCAGATTGATGATGAGCAGGCTCTACAGCTTGGTGCTCACCGTAAACTGTTCAAGTATCTCACAGGCTATGCTGCGGGGGCTGGGAACCTTAATAGATTCATTTATGGCCCGCAGGGGCAGCGCGGAGTCCAGTTAGTCCCATATCCCCTACAGAATCCAGAGCAGTGGGACTTTGAGTCCAACTTGAACTGGCCGGGTGAGAGGGCCAGCTTCCTCTGGGGCACTAATGCTGTAGGAGCATGGTTCAAAGTGACCAAGTGGATACCCACTCTGCAAAGAGAGATTGTTACCCCAGTTAGGGGCAACAGGTAGTGTAATGATTACATTTGAACATCAACTGGGGAAGTGATGTCAACAACTAATCCTAAGCAGCAATTACTCCATGTGGAGCAGATAACATCAATAAGGGTCTTACATCCACCCACGGCTGACGCCATTCAGAAGATTGTGGACTACATTAACAAGAACTTAGTGCCCCCTCGAGGAACAAAGGTGCAGCCCAAGACATGATTATCCGTGAATACCAAGACTCTGATTTGGGGCGTATCAAGGACCTGCACAAGCGGTCTGGGTTCAAGTACCCATTCCCTGATATGGATGACTTCTTCTCTCGACGTATAGTAGGTAGTGGGGATGAGGTGGGGATGATAAGTATGCTGAAGCTAACGGCTGAGGCATATCTTATCTGTGATCCAGAGTGGCGTACCCCAGCTTGGCGCATGGAAGCCTTACGACAAGTACAGTCTTTGGCTAACTCGGATGCCAAGGCTAAGGGTGTAGTGGAGGCTGTGGCCTTCATACCCCCGTCTGTTGAGAAGACATTCAGGAGACGATTGGGCAAGATGGGATGGCATCGTAATAAACCATCTTGGCACTCCTATTGGAAGGAAGTGCTCTAATGTCCCGTTCAGCCACTAATGAAGCCAAGACAGCACAATCCACAGCAGGCACTAATGCTGCCCAGTACGGGGCTAATGCAGCCCAAGAGTTAGGTCCTCTCAACAGTCGGGCCACTAGTCTTATCAATTCTCAGGGGTATGATCCCACTACCTTATCTGCTATCACTAATGCGGGTATGGGTGGGGTCAATGCTGCATTTGGGGGAGCAGCGGGGCAGGTTAATAGGCAAGCTGCCCGTACAGGAAACACTGCGGGAACGGCTGGGCAACTGGACACCTTAGCTCAGAATAAGGGGATTGCTGGGGGTCAAGAGGCCGGGAATATTAATATACAAAATGCCAACTTTGCCAATCAACAAAGGATGGCTGGCCTTAACCTTTTGGGCAGTCTGTACGGGATGAACACTGGTGCTCAGACGGCTAATGAAGGTATCCAGACTGGGGATATTAACGCTCAAACTGCGGCTGGGCCGGGATGGATGCAGAACCTAACTGGTATCTTAGGGGCTAGTGGCAGCCTGTTTGGTAAAGGTGCTCAAGCGGCTGGTGCTGGGGGGGCTGGATAAATGGCAGATTTAGAAGATGATGAGTTGCTAGATGAGGAGGATAAGCCTAAGAAGCCTGTCCCTCAGGGTCCCTTACAACCTATCGGAACTCCTATTGTGCCCACTTCTGGTGAGTCCGATTCTGGCAGATTCCAAGATGTTAGGCCCATACTCCCTCAATCGAGCAATCCAACCCCTGCAATAGCCCCCATCATGCCGGGAGCTGGCACATCCCCAGCCCCGGCAAGTGGGGCGTCCATAGGTTCCCCTATTGGGCCTACAGCCCCCCGGCCTGCTGGTGAACGGGCTGCCACCCTAGCGGCTAACCCACCTGAATATCACGGGTTTAACAAGTTCTTGGATACTCTGGGTAGAGTTACCTCAGTGGGGAGGGCTATTGAGTCCGGTGGGGGATATGGGACACTAGGGTATGGCTCTAGGTTAAATAGAGCTAATACCCAAGCCCAAGCTGAGGAGAGACAGATTGAGGGTGGGGAAAAGGAGCGTCAAGCTAAAGCTACCCTAGAGGAAACACAAGCCCGCACTGGTAAGGAGACAGCACAGGGAGAAGCTGCTAAAGCTGGTATGGAAAGTGTAATCATTACACTTCCAAATGGTCAAACAATGACCGTTCCCCAGAGCCAACTAGGGCCGGATGTTAGGGCCTTGATAACCCAACAGGGGGCGGGCCAAAGGACTGCTGCTACTAATGAATCCCGTGAGGGTATAGCGGCTGATGCCAATAAGGTCAAAGAGGACCAACTTGCTGGCAGGGTGCAGCCCCATATCACCACAATGGTTGGTGGTGAGGCTCATATCATGGAGCGTGACCCTAAGACTGGGGCATATACCATTGACCGTGGGAAAGCTGTCCCCAGCTATGGTGCCACAGCCCCGCAGACTAGGACTACAGAGTTATTGGGCGCTGACAATGTGATGCACCGTTTCCAGTTCAATCCTGAGACCAAGACCTATGATATTGACTTAGGGCCTGCTCCTACTGGGACGGCTGCTCACCAAATATTCCAAGCTGGGGCTATCGAGGACCTAGCGCCAAAGGTCATAGATGACATTAATGCTCACAGAGAAGTGCTGGGTAAACTGTCATCCTACTACAAGCAATGGTTGGCCGGGACTCCTATATCGGACCCTGTAGCCTCTCAGATGATGGCAGAGCTAATGTCCCTAGCGGCTATGCAGCCTGCTCTCCACGCCTTTAGGTCCACTAATGCCTTAGAAGCATTCGAGAAACTGATTGGTGGATTGGCCAAGGACCCGGATTCCACTATAGCTACAATCCAAGGATTGATGAAGACTCCCCAAGCCTTCACCGATATAGCCCGTGGAGGGCCACACAATCCCAAGGGTGGAGGAACAGGGGGAGGAACAGAGCAACATGATGAGGGCACTACTAGGACCAATAAGCGCACTGGTGAAGTGCAGACTTGGACTAAGGATAAGAATGGAAAGATGGGATGGCAGACAACAATACAGCCACGGCAGTAGCAGATGATGAGTGGGAAGTAAAGCCCCCAGCTAAGAAGCCTGGAGGGGATGATGAGTGGAGTGTGTCTCCACCTCCTGCTGCCCCTAATCCTAAGACTGGTGCTGGTATGGAGGACTATTCCCTACAGCAAGCTCATAGCATGTTTACCCCTAATCAGGTCGTGGGAAACGATGCTCATGGGCAGCCTATCTATGATAAGCCCCCCAACCCCATAGATAAGGCAGCTAGTGAACACACGACCAACCAAGTACGTCTTGGTGCTGCTGAGAATAGGGCTATGCAGTCCCCTACCCCTTTCACTAATGCCTCATCCCTGTTTGCTCCTGTGACGGCTGCCAAACAGATCATAGGGGCTAAGGTGGGTAGCCGTATTGGTGAAGCGGTGGACCCTGAATATGGCCCACTAGTAGGGGGGGTACTGGGGGGTGGGGTAGCCACTATCAGCCCCCGTTCGGCTGGTAGTGCTGTCCAGCGTGTTCTGCGGGGTCCTGGAGGTAGTGGGGAAGTCTCTATTAACCCTGTAAAGTCAGTCACCCGTGAGCTAGAAGCTAGTGTGCCCCGCAATGAGCCTCCCGGAGCTAGGGATGAGATGTATAATGAGAAGGGCGAATCTCTAATGAGTAGGGGGGCAGAGCAGGAGAGGATTGACGCGGAGAACGCTAGGAACCTACAGGAGATTGAGAAGTCCAAGCAGCAACACCTTGCAGATGTAGGCAAACATGAAATGTTGTTTGGGCAGGAACAGGCTGATGCTGTAGCGCGGGATCAAGCAGCTCGGGAAGCTGTCCCGGTATCCAAGTCCTCTGGACCTTACCGTGGCCCATCATCTGTTAGACTCTCTGGGGATGTGCCTGCAAACTCATCCACTAGGCTACCACCCTCTATAGCCCCCGGCCCCGCTGTACCTCCAGGGGGACTGCCTTCAGAGGCTACAGGACCCACCCTATTTGAGCCGGGTACTAGTACTAGAGAGCCGGGTAGGGTGGGCAATGAGGGGAGTGCTGCCCGCTTCCCTAATAAGAATGCTTATGAGCTGGCTAAGAAGGGTAGCCGGGAAGCCATTATGACTCTAGGCAGACGGGGCATAGAGCCTCCCCCGAATAGCCGCTACATCATGGGTGATGTAGACACGGATAGGGTAGTCTACAATCCCCGTGAAGTCACCCGCTTTGAACCATCCGGGGAAGCTATCCGGGATATGTCTGTACCTGAGAAGGGTGGGCGCGCCCGTATTGTGACTCCGAATGAGATACATGGGACTAGCGTAGACTTCCCCAGCCAGGGTCCTACAGAGTTCCAGGGGGAGAATAAGCGTGTTGCTCCTGGTGCATCCCCAACTGGGACAGAGCGCCGATCCCAAGCTATGCAGGATTACCACCAAGCAATCACAACCACTCCCCCAGGGCAGCAAACTCCCGGTGAGAAGCTGGCACAAGATACCAGAGCAGCACAGGCTGGGAAACCTAGTGGGATAACCGAAGGGGATGCTCGACGCTTCATTGCCGGCGACAAAGAGCTATATGCTAAGTTCCGGGAGCTGGACGCCTCTGCTAATAAGGGAGATCGAGCAGCCTATAAGCAGCGGGATGAAATGCTCGTAAAAGCCATGCAGGACATGAAAAAGATTCAATAATAATGCTTGACAACTGTTTCGATTCGTGATAATATCGAAGTTGTATGCCAGAAGGAAACAGGGCAGACGCGGCGATTCGGCCACGGGTTTCGGTGTAATCATTACACCTTGAGAATAGGGGGAAAAGGGTGACACTCAGTCCAGTAATCAAAGGATCGCTGTACAATATGGTATCCACAGTTTGCGGCACCATTCTCTCCAACTCCATAGACCCTCAAACGGAGTTCTTTAGTTGGAGATGGTTCAGGCACGTAATAGTGGTTTCCGTGGTCCTCATTATTTTCAATGAGGCCAAGTACTGGAAACAGTGGGCAGACAAGGAAAGCGTGAAGACTTCCATTGTCTTGTGCTTTTTCTCATCCTTTGCCATTGGAATCATCATGGATGTAGTGTTTCGCCTCAGCCACCTATAGGACCTTATGCGTAAATTCTTTTGGGTATCGACAGCTATCCTAGCCCTAGTGCTAATCCTGCTGATACTAGTGTCCCTTGTGCTCTATATTGCAGGATGCTCTGTGCGTACAATACGGGGTACAATCCCCCGTGAGTGTATCACTCAAGTACAGTTGAGTGACCACACCCACTGTGAGGAACAAGGGGATGGGTCCTACTTGTGCAAAGGTTTACTGCTCACATTCCGTAAAGGATGCGAGAGGGTAAAAATCCAGTAGAGGAGAATGTAATGATTACACGTAGCAGAATCAAGGCTCTAGCGGTACTGGCAGTACTAGTCACACTTTCCTTTCTTGCTGTTCCACTTCGCGCTCAGACGAATGTGGCACAGGCCCCGACACCGCAATACTTCGTCATCTCGGTCAGTGCTGCTGGCTATGGTGGGCAGAAGTCCGTACAGCCCGTCACTATCGCGGGGACTGCGGTACAGCTCACCTCCAATCTGTCAGTGGGATACAATCAGATATTCAATCCCAATGACTCCACAGCACCGAAGTATAACCTTGGAGTAGCCAACTACACCAGGCAACTGGCAGAGGTATGCTCCTACTGTAAGAATCACTTTGTCTTTGACACTACCCAAGTCCTTCTCACCGGACAGTTTGGGGCAGGTAAGGTGTCTATGACCCCGACAGGCTCTAACGTGTCAACCTCCCATATCGCGGAGATAGTAGGTGGGTTCATCAGCCTCCCGATGGCAAACCATGTCTCCATGCAGGTGCTAGGTGTACAGTATATACACGGCACAGGCACCACGACCCTGACCCGCAATAACACGTACCAGATCAGCGCGGGTCCGTACTTCACGTTCTAATATGATGGCTTGGGTCTATTACGCTTTCCTGCTTTGGATTGCAGTCAGCCCTGTATTCTTCTGGGTGCTCTGGCGTAAGGTGAGAAGGCTAGAGCGCAAGGGCTGAGTGGAGTTCCATTCCGGGTAGGCTCCTCCCCGATGCAATGGGATATGGACGGCCTCACGTCGCCGGGGCCGTCCATTCTTTTCTGTTGACAGCCAGTAAATCCTCAGTTATCATGGGCCGCTATGAAATTCTACGGCTCCCCCGGTAAGTGCATCGAAAATAACCCTACCGCTCAAAGTGTCCTCTTCTGTGACAAGTTCATCAACCTCAGTACCATAGCCCTCTACACTGGTATCTCTACCTCTCACCTATCCATGCTGTTCTCTGGGAAAAGACAGCCCTCCCTAAGAGTAGCCAAGCTGATAGCCCTTGCATTGGATATGACTCTGCAAAGGTTCGTATCCCAATTAGAGGACCATACCGGGCAACTCAAACCCTATCTCAGACAAAAGCCAACAAAGTTCAAAAAAGGTCTTGACAAGGAATCTGCCGCATAGTAAGGTTTCACTCGCAGAGAATCCATGAAGATACCAACTCCAATAGAATGTGGCTTGTCCGAGAAGTTCACCTCTTGGAGAACCAATCAAGAGACGATGATTGATGTAATGATTACACAATCAGCCAAGAGATTTGTGGCTTTATCTGCTCCCACGGGTAGTGGAAAATCTCCTGCCTATATAGCCTATGCCCTTTTGAGTGGAAGGCCCACTTGCGTAGTCACCAACTCTAAGGGACTGCAATCCCAACTGATGGATGACTTCGCTAGCTGTGGGATGGTAGACATACGGGGAAGGTCCAACTATCAGTGTGCTCTGCGGGATGATTATAGCTGTAGCGAGGGCTATGCTGCCCGCTGCCCATACAAAGGGTCTATCAACTGTCCATCCAGCCAAGCGGAGATGCGAGCCTCCTCATCCTCCCTGGTAGTCACCAACTACGATAAGTGGATAAGTTGTAGTAGGTCTACGGATGGTTGGCTTAGTCACTTTGAGCAGATTGTACTGGATGAAGGTCACGATGCCCCGGACGCACTAGCACGGGCTATGCAGTTCGTCATTACCCCAGATGATGTGGAGAAGGTGCTTGAGCTAGAGTACCCTATGAGGACTGCTGAGTTTGGCTCATGGAAGGGCTGGGCTTGTGGGGCAAAGGTAGTGGCTGAAGAGAAGATGAAGGACTGGGAGCGTAGACTCAATAGCGAAATGTCTCCCAAGGCGTCATGGATTAAACAGCTCCTCCACTTGCGGAGGTTGGTCAAGCGGCTCTCTGTCATTGCAACCGGACGGTACGATAACTGGGTAGTCGAGGAAGTGGAGAGAGGATTCCAGTTCGATGCCGTCCGGCTGGGCCAGTATGCGGAGGGTATCCTGTTCTTGGGTAAGAAGAAGATAGTGGTGGTGAGCGCCACACTCCGGCCCAAGACCATGCACATGCTGGGACTCAGGAAGGATGCATTCGACTTCTACGAGTTCGATAGCGACTTCGACTCATCCCGCTGCCCCATCTACTACATACCCACCATGCGGGTGGATGCCAGGGTCAAAGACTTGGGGATGTTGTGGGTTAGGTTAGACCAGATAATGTCCCGCAGAACAGACCGCAAAGGTATCATAGACCCTATCAGCTTTGCCCGTAGGGATGAGGTGATGAAGGCCAGCAGGCATGTTGGCCGGATGATTACCAACCAGAGAGGAGAGTCTATAACCCATGTCCTCGAAACGTTCCGTAGTGCAGCTCCGGGTACCGTCTTGGTCAGCCCCAGTGTTGGTACAGGCTATGATTTCCCAGGGAGCCAGTGTGAGTGGCAGTTTATTTGCAAGGTTCCCTTCCCTGACGGTAGAGCTAAAATTCAGCAAGCGAGACAGAACGATGACAAAGAATACGGCCCCTACGGAGCCATGCAAACCCTAGTCCAGTTCTTTGGCCGGGGTATGAGGAGTAAGCAGGATAGGTGTGAGGGGTTTATCAGTGATGACCACCTACAATGGTTCCTGCCACGGTACAGGCATTTAGCGCCAAAGAGTTTCCATTCACACTTTCGCATGGTTTCTACTGTCCCCCCGCCACCGGAGGCTTTATGAGTGAAGACACACGTTTCTGTTATGGGGTTAACTGCACATGGTTTGGCCCTATCCAAGAGGTTAGCAATACCCAAGACCACCCGTTTTGGAAAGCTCAACCAAAGAGAACTATCAAGGTTGGAGATAGAGAGCTAGATACCTCTAAATTCCGCACGCCCTGCTGCCCTAACTGTGGGGGGATGCTCATGGAGAAAGAGAATAGTACTGAGTTCTGGAAAGGCTCTGAGGAGTGGGATAAGACTCATCCCGGCTATCTCGATATGATGAGATGGCAGAGAGCCTTCAAACCGATTTGTTTTCGTAGTATGGAGCAGCTAAAGACAACCTACGATAACAGAGACCGTGACCCACGCTTTAGGCTAAGGCACGGGTAGTGGAAAGTGTAATGATTACATTTGAGAGGAGCATTAAAATGGATGAGAGGCCATCAATACAGAGAGCACCACTACCGGGAGGAGATTCTCCTGCTGGAGCACGGGGGGAAACACTTCGGAATCAGGCTAAGGCTGAGGCATCGGCAGATCAGATAAGCTACATTGAATCTGCCCCTGAGAATCAGGTGCAACTCAGCCCCCGAATGGAGTACTTAGCCCGTAGGATTGGAGGATGCCAAACAGATGAAGTCATGGCTCTAGTCAGACGCATTCTGTTTGAAACATCCCGGCTACCCCGGAATTACTAGGTTCCCAAAGTAGTAAAATTCAATAGAGGAGAAACTGAATGGCAATCAAAGGAGTGGTAAAAGTCCCGCCAGCATCAGGGGGATTTAATTTCGGAGACATGAGTGCGTATTCCTCCGGGGGAGGCATCCCCGAAGGCGACTACGTATGGAAGGAACTGACAGTAGAGATGTTCCAGCCCACCAAGCTATCAGGGGCTACTGTTGGACCCGCCAAGCTAGCAGTCAGGATCGTCCTGGCCCCACTAGGTGGTGGGGAAGACAGGGAGCAACACTACTCCCTGGGCACCAATGCTCACCAATCATGGCAGCCTAATCCGGAAACGGGTAAGAGCATCGTGGCTGTACCTGGGGGGCCGGGTACTCCTCCGAATGCATCCACCAACTGGGCTATGTTGGTGAAGTCTCTGTTTGACAGTGGCCTACCCAACGGTGTCCTACAGGATGATTTGTCTGTCTTGGAAGGCATCCACGTTCACATGGCTAATGTCCCAGAGCCAGAGGACCGGAAGGGGTTCAGGGCCAAGACAGGGGAAGCATCGGAGATACAGGCACCGGGGACTATTGCCGTTGTCACTGAGATTAAGGATGACGGCAAGCCGTGGGAAGGGACTGGTGGTGTACCTGCTGAGACAGCCCCAAAACCAAACGGGAAGGTCCCGCATGGTACTGGGCAGACCGCTGCCCCCGCTGCGGCCACTCGGCCCGCAACCTCGCGTGGTGCGACTGCTACTACCCCGGCTGCCCCTGCCGTAGCGGAGGACACTGAGACTGCCGCTATCACGGGTATCTCTTCTGTGTTGGAACTGCCTCAGTATGCCAAAGGTGTGGGGAAGCTCATTCTCCGTACCAGTACCTTCAAATCGGTGAGCAGCACATCTGGACAGGAAGTAGCACAGAAGGTGATTAACACTTACTTCTCATCCGATGACTCACTCAACTCAATCCTCAACTCCCTGGGCTACAAGGTCGCAGGGCCGCAAGTAGTGCCAGCGTAAAGAGGAAGGGAGGGTATAATGATAGTTACGTCTAAGGATGTTAAACTCTCGCTTATACCCTCCACCACTCCTAGGGCTGTAGGTATCCATGTCAGCGGGATTATCAGGGCTATAGCCAAGCAGACTGGGATACTCAAGGCTGAGGATGCTGAGGATATTAAGGAACCCTCCATAGCGGACATACGGGAGATTAGTGACCCTGTAGCTCTTGCCCGTATCAGCATCGGCCTAGCTTGGGAGGAGTATTACCTGAAGTTTCTAGGGATAAGAGAGATTAAGAAGCACCCTGGGGAGAGATGTGTAGATAGAATCTACATGAACCCAGATGGAGTGGGCATTTCCAGAGATTGGCTAGCTTCCTCGCGTGTAATGATTACACGTATCCATGAGGTGAAAGCCACCTACAAGAGCATCAAGACTGTAGGGGACATGACCAAGCAGTGGTTGTGGCTCACCCAGATCAAAGCCTACTGTAAAGGATTCGGGACTAGGTATGCCACTATGCATGTCCTGTTTCTGTGTGGGGACTATAAGTTCCCTATAAGGCCGATAGTAAGGGAATGGCCTATCGAGTTTACCCAGAAAGAGATTGATGATAACTGGGAGATGCTGACAGAGTACCGGGACTGGAGGGAATGATGTACCTCACAGACTTAGTAAGTGCTGGAGAGATGGTCAAATACAGGAAGACTATACCCTCTCCAGAGTTCCAAGAGGAACAGAATAAAAGGTTGGGGGGTATATTTGAGGAGTACGGTACAATCCTAAGTTTTGAATCTAATCGTCATGGGTGGAGTGAGGAGGAGTTTGTGTATGCTCTGGGTCACGCCTTAATCGCAATAAGGGCCATAGACTACCTCATCTATAAGGTGACGGAGAAGACTCAATGACCCTACCCGCCAGTTTCGCCCGTGATGGCTTCCAACACATCTCCCAAGTGAGGAGCAAGCAGCGGCATATCCTCATCGGTACAGATGGCTGGAGTAATACGGGCAAGAGTGAGTTTGGCTTGTCCTGCCCTGGACCCGGTATCTTCCTGTGCTTAGATCGCGGGTTTGATGCTATGCTGGATAACCCTAACCCGCCTAAGTCTCGCCGGGATGACTTCGCATTCAAGGTTGTCAAGGTACCGCTAGCTACACAGGCAGCACAACCAGAATACTTGGATTACTGGAGGCAGTTCTACACCGAGTATAAGAAAGCTCTCGATAATCCAGATGCCCGCACGGTGATACTAGATGGGGATTCAGACTCTTGGGAGCTACAGCGGTTAGCCGAGTTCGGGAAGCTAGAGCAAGTCCCTGCGATACGGTACACTTCAGTCAATGCCGCTAGACGAGCTATGATTGCTCGCGCATTTGACTCTGGGAAGATTGTCATATTCACCAACAAGCTCAAGGATGAGTATGCCGCATCTACTGAGGATAAGAATAAACAGGTTAAGACGGGTAAAGAGAAGAGGCAGGGATTTGCAGACCAAGACTACCTCTACCAGATACAGCTCAGACACTTGTATGACCCGGAGACAAACAGGTTTGGCGTGAGGATTATGAAGTGCAAGAGCGATACCAGCTTGACTGGAATGGAACTGTGGGGAGATGAGTGTAATTTCGCTGGCTTGGTGCAGTGTATTTACCCTCATATATCCCTAAAGGAATGGGGATTCTGATGCTGGATGACTTGATGAAGTACGGGTACATAGAGACAAGGGACCGTAACAAGGTTGTACTGTTGCGGGAGATGTACACAGAGCTACGGCACAAGGGCCACGCCCTCCACTTCTCAGAAGAGATTAAGGATGGGCAGATAACTAAGTTGTCTGTCTATAACTACCGTTCTTGTGTTGTGTGCCAACCGGACAGGAGACTACCTTGAAGTACGAGTACATCCGGCTTGCTATAGATGTGGGAGACTTAAGTGAGTTAAATAGTTTATCCTCTGTCGGCTTTAGGGTTGTAGCAGTCATTGATGAGACTGAAACGGTCTATGATCCAACTTTTGATAAGACTAAGCCAGGGATAATACCTTGTGCGGAATGTGTGGTTCACTATGCTTTATTGGAGAGAGAACTACCATGATACTCGTAGACTCACGTACCGGATCGAAGGAACTAATCCCCTACCTTGAACGAATCTCAATGAACGTGAAGATTGAGAAGACTACCCTTGAATATGGTGATGCCTGCTTTGAGGGGCATGGTCCCCAGGGTGGGATATGCGTGGGGATTGAGCGCAAGAGCCTCAGCGACATACTCAACTGTATAGATGATGCACGCTATGCCGCCCACCAACGGCCAGGTATGAAGGCCATGTATGGGTACAGCATCGTCATGGTTGAGGGGATATGGAAACCGGATTCAACCACGGGGTATTTAATGGAGTGCATCCGTACCCTTGAGTGGCGTCCATTTAGGTATCGCACACAGATGACCCGTTATTCTAAGCTGTTCAGGTTCCTTTTGACGCTACAAGTAGCCGGGACAGGTGTAATCATTACACGGGACATGGAGCACACAGCGTTCAATATCCTCGAGTGCTATCAGTACTTCCAGAAGAGGTGGGAAGACCATACCAGTTTACTCGAAACACAGAAGCTCAATATGCCCTCACTCAATGGTAGGCCATCACTAGTGAGAAGGTGGGCATCAGAGCTGGATGGCATTGGCGTGAAGCATGGGATGCAGGCAGAGAAGCTATTCCGTACTCCCTATGAGTTAGCCAGCTCAGATGAGAGTGATTGGATTAAGATTGATGGGGTGGGGGCAAAGTTAGCCCGCTCAGTAGTAAAGCAGATACACGAAACAGAATAGGAGAAATTTATTATGGCTGAAAAGTTTGATGGCTGGAAAGTGGCTACCCTCATTCTACTAACTCCATTTACGGCATTCCTAAGAGGGTATGCACTGGTGATGCTTTGGAGATGGTTCCTAGTTCCAACTTTCGGAGTACATGAGCTAAGAGTAGTTAATGCCATAGGGTTAATGTGGCTAGTGCAGTATGTCACCCATGATTCGAGTATCAAGCGGGATAGCTCACAAGATACTATCACAATCATCGGTATAGCTATTCTTGGCCCTCTCATGGCTGTGGGGTTCGGGTGGGTAATCCACCTGTTCATGTAAACATGGATCGTTGCGCCCTATGCCCTGCAAAGCACAACTGTGTGCCCCCTAGTGGGCCGGAGGATAGTGATGTTCTATTCATTGGTGAAGCTCCTGGTAAGGATGAAGATAGGTTGGGACAACCGTTTGTGGGCAAAACGGGGGAAGAGGTTAATAGGCATTACCTTCCACTCGCTGGACTCAAACGCGAGTCTTGTTATGTGGACAACAGCATCCGGTGCCTTCCAGATAGGCCCCAGGGTAGACTCGACATACATAGAGACGCAGATAGAGAACTCCTCTTGTCGTGCTCCAATAATGGAGTCCTCCGAAGGCTGCAAGTCGGAGGATATAAGGTAATAGTAGTAATGGGAGTACTAGCCTGCTACGCCATAGACCCTGACATTAACCTTGAGCTACAGCATGGCATCCCCCTGGAGACTAGTTGGGGCACAGTGTTCCCCATGTACCACCCAGCCGGGGGACTACATGAGCCTAAGAAGATGTTGATGATCCGCAATGATTGGGTCAGGCTTGGCAAGTATCTCAAGGGCAAGCTCAGAGTCCCCTCTGACACATGGCCCACTCCAGACTATAAGGAAATAGGGGCAGATGAGCTATTGACTGACTACCTTGAATGTAATGATTACACTCACCCATTGGCCTGTGATACAGAAGTCACTCGTAAACGTGACCCATTCTGCTTGAGCTATTCAACCTTCCCCGGCACAGGCCGATTGATACGGGCTGAGGATAAGGAAGCTCTAGAGATATTCCAGTTGATGCTAGATAGGTGGGAAGGTCCTATCCTGTTCCATAACTGGATGTTTGACTCTCAGGTGGTAGGAAAAATGGGACTACAATTCCCTCAGAGCCGTATCATTGATACGATGGTACGTGCCTACCACCTGGGAAATGTGCCACAAGGACTCAAGGCCCTGGCTTACAGATTACTTGGGATGGCTATGAGTGACTTCGATGATGTTGTCTCACCCTATTCTACCCCTCTTTGCCTCAGCTATCTCAGGGAAGCTGTCAACCATGAGTGGCCTAAGCCAGAGGAGCAGACAGTACGTGACCCGCAGGGCCAGTGGAAGCTGTACAAGCCCCAGAGCATGAGCACTAAGCTCAAGAGGTTCCTCACTGATTACCAGAAGCATCCTGACAAGGATGTGTTCCAAGCATGGGATAACTGGGAGGATGACCACGCACAGATTGAGATAGTGTGTGGGGAATGGCCGGGTAAGAGCATAGAGCATGTGCCGATAGAGAAGACCATACACTATGCGTGCCGAGATGCTGACGCCACACTAAGGTTGTGGCCTGTATTGCAGGGGATGACTAGACAGGTTAGACGTAAATTATCAGAGCATTGGGAGGACTAAATGAGTGGACTACACGCAGATGACGTGGATATGCTGAAGAAGAGGCACCCTAATTCAGCTAGATTCCATGAGATACTTGTAGAACTGGGGTCGTTGCATGACCGTAAGCAATTAGACTACGGTAAGGGGGATGATCCATTTGCCAATGTGCGAGCTAGCTCAGAGTGGGGAATAGCTCCCTGGGTGGGGGCTATGGTGCGTCTAAATGATAAGGTTAAGAGGCTACAGTCCCTAGCGCAAAATGGAGGACTCCACAACGAGAGTGCAGAGGACTCCATGAGGGATATTGCTGTATATGCTGTGATTGCTTTAGTGCTATACGAACAAGCTAAATGACTAGGCTCTACAATGGCGTGCGGCTACTAGGCTCTGGGCCTAGTGTGGCTAACATCTCGCGTATCGACTCAGGCGCGATGCCTATGATACTCAGTATGGCTAAGACTGGCCTACAGGTTGACCTAGACCACTTCGCCAAGATGGAGACTAGTCTCACAGAGGACATGGACCGTATCACAGAGGAAGTCCATACCCTTACTGGGCACTACATCAACCTAGACTCAGGGGACCAAGTGTCAGACTTATTGTTCAAGAAACTGGGACTCAAACAAGCTCGATTCAAACTTACCCGTTCGGGAGACAGAGAGAGTGTAGAAGATGAAGTCCTCACGGCTATACAACACGATCATCCAGTGGTGCCACTCATTCTTTCATACAAAGAGTACAGCAAGCTACAAGGTACCTACGTCCGTCCCATGCCTAAGCTTGCTAGACGTTGTGAAGGTGACGTGTGGAGAATGTTCCCTAACCTCTCTAACACGCGAGTACCTTCTGGAAGGCTGTCATGCAAACAACCTAACCTACTTGCTATGCCCACACGTACGGATAGAGGCCGTGAGATACGTAGAGGATTCATCACAAAACCCGGTTGGATTATTGTCTCTGTCGATGAATCCCAAATAGAGGTTAGGCTTGCTGCTCACAGTTCTGGAGATAAGGCACTCATCCGGGTCTACGAGAATGAAGAGGACATATACAGTGATTTTGCTATCACAGCGTTCAAGCTGAAGGATGACAGATACTTAGATGAGACTGGCTGGCACTACCCTTCGGTACATAGGATGAATCACCGCTACCCGGCTAAGACCTGTATACTGGCATCCATCTACGATGTATCAGCTAAGGGCTTACTAGAACAGATGCCCCCTGGCTATGGCTGGACTGAGGACAAGTGCCAGGACCTTATCAATGCCTTCTACATGAAGTATCCTGGAGTGCTGGAGGATCGCAGACGCTACCATAGGATAGCCCGTAGACTTGGTTACTGCTACGATATGTGGGGCCGCATCCTACACGTTGCGGCTGTGCGGAGTGTTCACCCGTGGGTAGTGGGGGCCGCGCTACGGGAGGTGGGTAACTTCCCGTACCAGTCTGGGGCACAAGGGACCATTAAGCTCACGATGGCAGCAGTATGGGATGACCTGGAGCAGAGTAATATGCTGGATGTGGTACACCCCTTATTACAGGTCCATGATGAGCTATTATTTGAGTGCCGGGAAGATGTAGCCGATGAGTTGATAGAGGCCACCAAGTACAGGTTTGAGACTTGTGCTCCATTGAGAGTACCATTAAAGGCTAGTGGGGCTAAGGCAGAAAATTGGGGTTCGTTGGAAAAGTGATGGAGGGTATAGTGTAATGATTACATCTAAGGGTGGATGGCAACCCGTAAGAGTGCAGATTACCCACGGAAAGTCCTTCATGTGTGCAGAGGACATAAGGAAAATACTCAGCACAGTCCTTCCGGGTAGACCTTATGACCTTAACATTGATGGCCTTACTAACTGGTACAGGTGTGATTCAACTCACTTCTTTGTGGTGGATGTTCGCAGTCTACACCTAGAAAGTGGTGATAGTTATATATTCTGTTGTGAGCATGACCTACTTGCAGACTGATTTAGCACTTGACAAGGTTTCACTATTGTGATACCAATACAAAAGGAGGAGCAATGGCAAAACTACCTGCTGCACTAGCCCAAAAGATAGCCCAATCACAGTTGGGGTCTGGACCCAGTTTGGTCCCACAAGCCCCAGTCAAAGAGCCTGAAGAGGTTATCCCCACAGTAGAGGAACTGATTGGGGAAGCTGAGGACTTGGAGACACTACGTAGCCTTGTGGCTGCCCTAGTAGTGCCACAGGCTGAGGTGAAGAGGCTGGAGAAGGTCATTGACACTATCAAGCCCCGCATCAAGGTCATAGTATCCCAGTATGGGATTGCTAAAGCTCTGTGTGGGGAGTCTACGCTGTCCTACTTCGCCACTAGCCGCAGCACAATCAATAGGACCAAGCTGCTAGCCGCTGGGGTGGATGAGTCCATCATTGAGGACTGCACAGATAAGACTGAGAGCTTTAGTCTAAAGGTTAGTTAAGCAGGCCATCAACGAGAAGTTGCAGAGGGAGGCGAAATGAGCAAGCGGCCATTCATAGCAGAGTCCAAAGACGGTTGGAGTCCTTCATCTGGCACGATTCAGAGGCTTCAATCGAAGGCTCGCAAGATTGGATTAATCTGGGACTGGCCGACTATTGCAGTACTCGCCAATCACGACATGCTTCTGGATTGCTCGCATATCACGGGCGACTGCGGAGCCGATTTGATCGCGTGCAAAGTAAAAGTGGAGATTCAAAGTCGATGGCGATTACGTTCGGGAAGAATTAGTCCAGCGTGCGCCAGCAAGGAGCTAAACATGGGTAGCCGAGCCGAGATAGTTCGAAGGATTTTGCTTGTGATTCTATTTGGAACGATGGCAGCGTCTAACTATTTTTGGCGCAAAGCCTACGAGACTAAGCCATTCATGCAGAAAGAAGCGATGGCTCCGTGGGATATTCAGTACGAGACGGACTACGATGCAGTGATACGCGGCTGGTCCATTACTGGAGATTGCCTTATTGACCTCAGCAAGGGGGCGACTAGGGTTCTTGGCGCAAATAACGATTTCTTTGGTGGAAAAGGTAAGCCGTGCAGGATGTCCCCGAACGGTCGCAAAAAGTACGTCAGTGTTCCCGCACGGTAGGTGGGAGAGAAAAGAGGGGTCTATGTCTAGCCAAGAGTTGCAAGAAGCACTGACGGAACATTTCAGAAGAATTGGGATGGGTAATGCCTGCCAACTTGCTGATATTGCACTATACGAGTTGGCCGCCCAGCCCGACAGCTTGCGGGAGAAGCTGACGTTCGCTGAGTTTGCGCGGGTGAACCGCTTGCGCTGTGAGAGCAGGGAGGGTTTCGACCACGCGCTTGATTCCTGGTCCACGTCGGATTGGTTCACGGCTCTGTTCGGCGAGCTTGGTGAGGCGGCGAACGTCGCTAAGAAACTGAATCGCATACGAGATAGTGTTGGAGTCAAAGCCAACCGGGGCGTTGAGGCAGAAGAATTGCGAACGAAACTACGCCAAGAGCTAGGCGACGGCTATGTATATCTTGACTTGCTCGCACAGTCGCTTGGATTCCTGATTGGCGATGCTGCCGTCGAAGTATTCAATGCGAAGTCTAAAGAGTTAGGCTGCCCAATCGCGCTCGCCTCGCCCACCCCGCCAGCCGTGACGCCGCCAGTGGAAGCGCGAGCGGAGCAGGCGAAGGTTTCCCCGCAATCAGAAAAGGAGCAACATGCCAGACGCTGACCGACACAGAGCCACCTTCCAGCACAGGCACACTCAACGCCGGGACGCTCATTCATGGGCACGTCTACTCGTTCGTTTCAACGAGCTGGATAGAGGCTGGGCCAGTCAACAGCGGCAATCTTCCAGCATCGAATCTAGTCACAAAGACCCTCACGCTGACACCGTAATCATTACACTGACCGGGCACAAAAAAAGGGCCGAATCTCATTTTTTGAGACTGGCCCTCTTCCTTTTTGGACTGGACTAGTCCACTGCTTTCTGTAACTCTCGGTATAGCTCTTTGTCTGTTGTTTCGCCAGCAAAGCACCGTACAAGAGCCTGTCCGATCGCCACCACCTTCGGGTTGCCCCCAGGGAGTGACAGCTCGCTCACCACCTTACGCATCTCGGATGCATTCAGTGGTACGTAATTGGTTGATACTCCCGTAGCAGCAGCGGCCTTCTTAACGTCACCTGACCCGACAGCTTCATTCTTGGCAGCAGCCGCACCCGCTGGAGCCTGTGCGCGGGCTGCCCTGAGCTTCGCCATCTTCTCAGCAATGAGAGCTTCACGCTTCTCGAACTTCCCGCGCAAGTCCTCCCATTCCTTTGTGACTGCAAGCAAGTCGGCTTCTCCAAGCTGTCTCTCTTGCTCTGCCTTCTTGAAGGCGGAGATAGCTTCCTTCTTGGCCTTGGCGTCTTGGTGCTTGGCCTTGGACAAGTCATAGGCTACCTCAGCGGCCTTGGTCTTGACAGCCAGGGCAGCCTTGGACGCATTGACGATAGCCTCCGCATCCGTAACACCCTTGAGTGCTGCGGCCCGTTGGTTAGCCTCTTCTGCTTGCCGTTTCTCTTGAGCGAGGAGCTTCTCCTCATCCTTCTCTTCCCGTTCAAGAGCCTTCTGTCTCTCCTCTTCAGCGCGTTCGAGAACTAGCTTCTGCTTGTCCGGGGGAACCTTGGTCAACTCATACGCGGCAGCTACACCAACCCGGCCATCGTGTATCTTCTCTTGGATGCCCTTGGGTAGCTCAAGAAAGGATAGAGTCATATTGATGAAAGAGTTTGATGCGGGCTGGACCTTGTTACCCTTCCGGCCCCCAGGACGCGAGAATATCTCCCTCACTTCCATCTTGGTAAGACCGGATTCGAGGAGACTCTGGATAGCAATAGCCTGATCCATCGGGGACTGATTCTCCCGTTCCATGTTCTCCGCTAACTGCCTACGGAGTCTCTCTTGTGGGGTGGGGATGGGACGGACGATAGCGGGGACTGTCAACCCGGCCCCCGTTGTATTGAGAGCCACTACCGCAGCCAGCCGATAGAATCCGGTAGTCAGGCGGTATTGGTGCCCATTGGCAGATGCTTCTGAAAGCATCTCCACCTCTACAGGCTCCAACACTTCCCCCCGTTCGAGGATGCTCTTTGCCAGAGAGTCCACGCGGGATTGTTTGAGTCCATATCGGGTATTACTGTCTGCAAGGATCACTGCGGGGTCTAGACGTACTAAGTCACCACTGGGTATTGCCTTCTGCTTTGCCATTTGTGTTATCTCCTCTTAGATTAACTACGGGGAACTTTGGTACCGGGGGTAGGATTCGAACCTACAATAAGGGCTTCGGCGACATGCCACCTACCCTAATCAGCCCTACCATAAGCCCTACCTACTACGTCTAGCAAGTAAGGCTCATGGGTGGGCTGCCTGTCTGCCATTCCAGCACCCCGGTAGACTCGCGGATTGTTTCACTAACCGGGAAACCTGTCAAGCAAATTCGTGATACTAGTACTCACAATCTAGAAGTCAATGTGTAATCATTACATGAAGAGGCTCACAGGAAAGGCCCAAAAGTGGAATGTAGTCAAGTGGCTTGTCCATATTCGAGGCTTGCCAGGAGGCTAGAATATCGTTATTCTAAGCCCTTAAACGTCGCCATGCAAACTGCCCACGGGCTGTACTCTTGAGCTTGAGACACCTAATCAGGACTGCTTTGTAGAATGAGGTACAGTGGTGACATAAGCCATGAAGGTTAATGGGAAGGCTAACCGATCCGCAACCGAGACACCTTACTAGTACCTGTCCCATATCTGCCCCAGAGTAGTCTTCTGCTTATCACTGAGCCATCGTCTACGCGTCCACTGGTCTGAGATAGACTCAATAAAACCCTTCTCCCAGTCTGTCAAGCGCACATCTCCCTCAAGGTGAGACAGGATATAGTCAATAGCCTTGTCAGTCAGCTCCTCTAGTTCCATAGCCATCTCCAGAACCTTTGCCAGCAGGTTAGGCAGTACGTGTGCCTAATCAGATACAAGCCCGTGCGCCGTCCAATATCCTTTGCGTACCCGTCCCGATCCGGGGTAATGGGCTGGCCACACAATTCACATTTCCACATAGTCTCTCCATGTAATCATTACACTTTCCGCTTAGGCGCAAACTCCATCTCACACACAGTCTTCACCTGTACCTTACGGCCACTGGGAAGCAAGTACGTCCGTGAGTCAAACCGTTCCCCTAGCACAAGGTTACGGCTAGTCGAGAGTAGTCGAGTCTTGAACACTATCCCCACCTCATTATGGATTAGATTCCCCGTAGCATCATACATGGGGTACATATGAAAGTGTGCTGCTAGTTTGTTGAAGGAATCAATGTCATGGGGGATACCATTCACATAGACAAAGCCCCCGACAAGATCGAAGTATGGGCCATCCAAGAGCATGACTACCTCCCTGTCCCCACATACGCTATCAACCCAGACCGTTTGTATCGGGTTACGGCGAGTCTCCTACTATGAGCACACGGCCCCCGCCTATTACCCCTTACGACCGCGTAGCAGCCATCTTTGTACCGCTTACTGCGGAGTCTTTGCCTGTGCTCATTTCGCATATAAACCCCCTTAGGTTCCCTTAACAACCCTCCTCATCCCCTACGGGCAGGGTAGCACAGCTACCCCGCCCTGTCAAGAAAAAAGATTGGCTTGTGTCGTATCAGTTACTAGCTATAACGTATAACAGCACAGCCCCTACGATGATGAAGAATACAGCCCACCTAAGCACGTCCAACCCATGCACTACGGGTATGGGACGGTTACGCACACGTGGTCTGAAGTGATGATCCCAGTCATTAGGATTCATTGCCCTATCCTCCCGTATCGAATTGTAGCAGTCATTCCCCCGTTACCCTCAAGGTATACGGAGTCAAAGGTTATAGTGTAGGCCATGCGCCGATCCCGTGCGAGAGACTTGCATATGCGAATGAATCGTTTCCAGTTCTCCACCTGTTCCCACACTGGCGCACGGAATTGTCTGTACTGTGGGGGGAACGGGAGACTAATGGTAACTCTACCAGTCACAGAGCACATTAGTCCCACCACAACCATACAGCATACCACAGTGACGCTAGCCTACCCCAATGATGATGTTCACGTAGTATGTGATACCATGCTAGGATTGACATTGTGTCCTCCTCAGTGTCTGCATAACAGACAGACGGGGTATTGCTACCCCGTTTCGGACTAGCGATGATGCTCTTGGATGATAAGGTCAAGCAACCCAGCATTGCCGGGTATCTTGGCAGTCTCCTCAATGATAACCTGTAGTGCCTGAGTCTTCAGTTGTGAGCCAGAGCCAAACAATGCACTCTCAGACCTTGCTACGGCCATTTGAGCAGGCTCAGAGCCATTGCCACGCGCTGTACGCATATGGTCCGTATACTCTGTCACAGCATTGAGCAGGTTATACGCCGTCCCCTTGACGCTGGGGAAAGCATCCCTATCGTTGCTAGCATACAGGTTAAGCACGTCTGTAACAAGGTTCTCACGCCGTGTAGTGCTAGCCTTAGGGTCAGCGGATACGGGGAATAGACGGTCAAGGATAGCCTTAGTTGATTCGCGGGTTAGTTTGGTTTCCGCTAGCCTCAGCATCTTATTCTTGAGACTCATGGCTGTGTCCTTCACACGGGTTAGTTGCTGTAGGGCATAGTCCATGCGCTGTTTCGCACTGGCTGTATGCTTGACCCTGAATGACGTACCAGACTCACTCAAGGCGACGGCGAGAGTGTTAGCACACACAACCCTCTCGTCAACCATTTTCATGACAAGTGAACGTGAGCCATCATGGGAAGTGTTGACTAGCAGATAAGCCTTGTGCTCATCCCCACCGTCAACCGTGAAGTCTGCCTCAGGGATACGGGCCATAACCCAGATTTGTTCCCCATTCCCCAGTCCCCCAGCACTCTCATACTTAGCGCCGTTAGCCTGTGCCAATAGGTCATCACAGAACGTGAAAGCCTCACGATTCTGTATCAGTTGATACCCGTCGCCAACGATGCCCAAGAATGCGCCATCGTCTGAACGTGTAGTTGCCATATGCCCCTGAGCCTCAGTCACAGCCCCTAGAGCATTGCGAAAGTACAGTTGTTTCTTGACTACTTCCCAGTCAAGGTCCGCGAGTTTGATAGCCTCTGCCCAAGTAACAGCATTGGGTGTGCGCTGTCCAAGTTTATGCCATGCTGCATCACGGTCCCCGACACAAAACATAGCAGTCTTGCCATTCCGAGTCATTAGGTTATGTGACATTTTGTTACTCTTTTCTGGCTGTCTATCCAGCCTGTAGCGTTCAGTCTCTAGTCCAAGTGAGACTTTGTGGGAGTGTGTCCCATTCTGCCCACAGTGTAATAATTACACACTGTAATGATTACACGTGGGCAGTGTGCGAAACACTTAATTATTGTGTGAGATGGGACAGGGTTAGAGATGGCTCTGTTACATCTCTCCAGTATAGTACGTGTCCTTCAGTAGTGACCACAGTTAGGGAATGGTCTGTGCGATGGGACCACAAACCATTATTCATCTCGAATGGGAATGGGTGGCCTATTAGACCATAACAATCTGACTTGGACCATTCTTTTTGGGCTATGTCCAGATTGAATTTTGAGGTGCAATTGCGCTTATCATCCACATAGAATCTGCATTTAGTCATCATGTAGGTTTCGCCTCTAGTGAAACCTTACCCTTATCCCCTAATCGTGTCAAGTACCATTCTTCACTAGTACTTACAATTCTTTGGCCATGTAATCATTACATTCTGTCTTAGTGTGTCATAATATACACATATCAATCTATTGTGCTTGACAGAAATGTATGTGTTCCCCCCTTATGTCATATCAGTATCGCATGATGGGCCATAAGAGTGCACTAAACGGAACGCATCCGACACTCGCTCATCCCCCCCAGCGATGTAATCATTACATCCCCGTCACCCCCGCAAACGTCAACGATTCCCCTTATCAGGTTACTCAATCCCAAGCTGAACGCATGGTTGCTAACGGTCGCGCCGTCTGGATACCCGGACTAAAACGGTTACGCGAGACCCGGCCATTAATCGCGCGGGGGGAATTGCGGGAATGGCAGCAAACGTGGTGCCGCGATCCTGATACTGGCGTTAGCATTCGCACACTGCAATGGGTTGTCCCGAAGCATTCCCGCGAGTACATTACCCGGCCATCACACAGTGTATCGAACGCCAAACGGCGTCCGGTTAACAAGCTGAAGGTATTGGTTGCGAATGGGCTGCCTGCCCAAGTGTAATGATTACATCTGCCAGCACACACAGATGCATAGGTGTAGGGGTATACGTAGGCCACCTCCCCGCTACAGAGAACGGTACACCCGAGCCGCTATTAGCGTACCCAAAAATTCAATCCAAAATGAAGCCCTCCAGTTTTCCATATAGTCTACAGTTTATTGTATGTTAACCCTCATCCCCATAACTCCTGAGCAGCACCAAGCAGGACTCCTCCTCCATCTTCGCCGCGCTGGACTCCCACCTGACCCGGAACCACATAGATGTTTAGTGTGTAATGCTCTCCTATATGTAGGTAAATGGCACAAGGGTAGGCCGGACGCTAAATACTGCCAGGGTTGCCAGCTAGACCACGTACAACCAGCCCGCGCTAAGGCCAGGAGAGCACGTTTGAAGGCTAGCATTGCCCTCCTAGGTGTAATCATTACACTTCTCTTGCCCGCGATTTCACGTTCCCAAGGTAATCTCGGCTCTAACTCCAGCCCAGTAGTGAACAGGCAGGGCATACCAATAGGTGGGGCTAGCATCTCTGTCTGCCAGCCATTAGCCACTACTGCTGCTAGCGTTACCAGCAACCTGGCCACCCTCACGATGACTAGTAACCCGGTGACTGCCGGGTTTGTGCCGGGTATGTCTATCCTAGTGTCCGGGTTCATAGGCGGGGACACCTACTATAATGCGGGCACTCTCACCAATGGGAAGATAGTCTCAGGGTGGACTATCCTCACCGTATCCCCCACCACAATAGTTTTTCAGCTAGTCCACGCCAATGCTTCAGCATCCACTAACGGCACAGTGCTACAAGAGGGTAATGGAGTCACACCGTGCGCGGGATTGTCTTCCATATTCCAAGACCCCGCACTATCCATCCCCGCGATTAACCCTACCACCAGTGACCAACTTGGAAACTGGAATGTGTTCGCCGCATCTGG